GACATCGGCTTCGGCGGCTTCGCCAATACCACTGCTGCCTACATCTATACGCACGTCGATGTGCGCTCCGGCAGAAAGTGGTACGGTGATGAGGTTCACGGCAACAGCAGCGTGACCGATAATTTCTACAAATACTTTGGAGGCGAGGATATGAAGGGCATCGACGTCAGCGTCCATAACGGTAAGATCGACTGGCAGAAGGTCAGGGCGGCAGGCATTGATTTTGCGATTCTCCGAGCGGGCTATGGCAGGCTGGCATCGCAGAGGGATAACCGTTTCGAGGAAAACTATGCGGGCGCAAAGGCAGCAGGCATTCCGGTCGGTGCGTACTGGTATTCCTACGCCATGAGCGAGGGCGAGGCTCGTCTGGAGGCTGATGTGTTCCTGTCCGTCATCAAGGGGAAGCAGTTCGAGTTCCCGGTATATTTTGATCTGGAGGAGAAGAAGCAGTTTGACCTCGGCAAGGAGAAGGTCTCTGCGATTATGCGGGCGTTCCTTGAAAGAGTTGAATCCGCCGGATACTTTACCGGTCTGTACGGCTGTGCTTCCTCTCTCACCACACATACCGCCGATGACATCAAGTCCCGCTACACAATCTGGCTGGCACACTGGTGCGACCATACGAATTACAGCGGTGCTTATGGTATCTGGCAGCATTCCGAGAAAGGCAAGATCGCAGGCATCAACGGCAACGTCGATCTTGATGTCGGCTACAAGGATTTCCCGACCATCATCAAGGCGAAAGGGCTGAACGGCTACGGTAAGGAGCTGAATCCGCCTGCGCCTGCTGTCGATGACAGCATTGCGGTTGAGGTCACAGTGGACGGTCAGAAGTACAGTGGAAAACTGAATATGGTATAACATCAACGCCCGTCGGGATTTTTTCTCGGCGGGCGCATTTTTTTCGTCCAAACGCACCTCGATTCTGTAGTGGGATATGAAGGGGTTGACTTTCCCGGCTATCAATAGGAGGTGCTATTATGGATCAGCAGAAAATCATTGATGAGATCAACTACTACAAGGCGCAGGAAATCACGGAACTGCTCTACGCCAGAGGCATGATCACATTTGACGAGTATGACAAATTAACGGACTTGAACCGCCGATCTTTCTCTCCCTTGTATGCGGACTTATTACCGAAAACGCTTGAAAAACCAGCCACTCAGAGTTAATATTGTATACTGACAAAGGAGGGAAAACCAATGAAAATCAAGAAAATTGAAGCACAGCCGCAAGAGGTAAAAAAGCTCCGCGTGGCTGCATACTGCCGTGTTTCAACTGACAATGACGATCAGAAGGAAAGCCTTGAAGCACAGAAAGCACATTATGAAACGTGGATCAAGAGACATTCCAACTGGGATTTTGCCGGGATATTTTATGATTTTGGCATTACCGGAACAAAAGCGGATGTTCGTGACGGATTGCAGGCGCTGATGTATGAATGCCGTATCGGACGCATCGACTATGTGCTGACGAAATCGGTGAGCCGCTTCTCCCGAAACACCACGGACTGCCTTGAACTGGTGCGTGAGCTGCTATCTTACAACATCCCGGTTTACTTCGAGAAAGAGAATCTGGATACCGGGAGCATGGAGAGCGAACTGATCTTATCCATTATCAGCGGAATAGCGCAGGATGAATCGGAGTCCATTTCCAAGAACGTAAAATGGACGGTGCAGAAGCGCATCGAAGCCGGAAAGTATAAATTCGGTTATCCGCCATATGGGTACGGACGCGATGAAAACGGCATGATGGTGATAAACCCGGAGGAAGCAAAACACGTTCGTCAGATCTTTGATTGGGCACTCAGCGGTATCGGCACATTTAAGATCGCACATATGCTCGAAGAACAAGGTGTTCCGACACGAAAGGGCAGCGCTTGGGCAGCATCAACAGTTAAGGGTATTCTCACGAACGAGAAATACTATGGTGCAGCAATGTTTCAGAAGACCTACACTGACAGCAGCTTTCAGCGACATCGCAATCACGGTGAAGCCGACAGCTACTTTGTTTCCGGGCATCATGAAGCTATTGTCAGCGAGGCAGAGTTCCATAAAGTGCAGGAGATTATAGAAATGCACATTAAAGAAAAATGCATCGTGCGAGGTACCGGAAAGTACAACAACCGGTATCTGTTCTCTGGCATCATTACCTGCGGAGAATGCGGCGATACTTTTAAGCGGCAGACGATTTCCAGCGGCATAAGCTGGTGCTGCAAGACGCATCTGAAAAACAAAGCGAAATGCTCCATGATGTTTATCCATGAGGAAGCATTCAAGGCGGCGTTTGTTACGATGCTCAATAAGCTGGTCTTTGGCGGCAAGCAGGTGCTTTACCCTTATTATGAGATGCTCCGGATTACCAATTCTGACGAGAATATTCAGCGGATTCAGGGAATGAAGCAAGAGCTGCAGCGTTATGCAGAACGGAAAGATACAATCCGTCAGCTTCGCGCAAAGGGTATCATCGACAGTGCGGTCTATAATCAGGAGATCGGCAGCATAGATAAACAGTGTGAGGAATTAAGGTCAAAGATAACCGCGCTGCAGCAATCCGATGCAAGCGCGGTGCTCAACGAGACGGAAGCGCTTCTGCGGTTTAGCGATTCTGCCGGGATGCAGACCGAGTTCAGTGAACAGCTTTTTGCATCCTTTGTTGAGCGTATCATCGTGTACACAAGGAAAAGCGTCGGATTCAAGCTGAAATGCGGACTGACTTTGAAGGAGGAATTATGTACGGATACAAAATAGAAAACGGGACAATCGTTGTTGTAGAAGATGAGGCGGCTATCATCCGCAGCATTTTCAAGAATTATCTGTCTGGTATGAGTATGCAAAAGGCAGCAGATGCAACTGGTGTCGATTTCCCGCATAGCACCGTGAAAAAGATCATCCGGCAAAAACGGTATATCGGGAACGGATTCTATCCTGCGATTATCGAAAAGGATGTATTCGCAAGAGCCAACGGTGAACTGCTCCGCAGAGCTTCTAAGCATTGCAGGGGAAAGCGCCTGAAAGAGCCGCCGATTTTCACCGAGTTCAAAATGTTTGTGCCGAAGCAGCAGTTCAGTGATCCGGTTCAGCAAGCAGAATACATCTATAGTCTGATCGAGGTGAAACGATGAATGTCATAAAAATACCTGCAAAGCCGCAGAAAGGCAATGCGGCAGCAAAGGAGGAAGTGAAGCGCCTGCGGGTGGCGGCATACTGCCGTGTCTCAACGGACAACGAGGAGCAGGCTTCCAGCTACGAGGCACAGATCCAGCACTATGAGGAATACATCAAGACGAATCCGGAGTGGGAGTTCGTCGGGGTGTATGCGGATGAAGGAATCAGTGCGACCTCGACAAAAGGCAGAGAACAATTCAACGCTATGATCGAGGACTGCAAAAAGGGTCTGATCGACCTGATCCTGACAAAATCTATCAGCCGATTTGCCCGAAATACCGTAGACTGCCTGAATTACATCCGCATGCTGAAGGGGATGAATATCCCTGTGTATTTTGAAAAGGAATCTATCAATACGATGGATACAAGGGGCGAAGTTCTCCTGACGATCATGGCGTCACTGGCGCAGCAGGAATCTGAATCCCTCAGCAAAAATACAAAAATGGGTATCCATTATCGCTTTCAGCAGGGTAAGGTGATGGTCAATGCCCGGAACTTCCTCGGATACGATAAGGACGAGGAGGGGCATCTGGTTATCAATCTGGCAGAGGCGGAAATTGTCAAGCGTATCTTCCGGGAGTATCTGGAGGGCGCAAGCTGTATGAAGATCGCCAGAGGGCTGGAACGTGACGGCATCCTGACCGCACGGGGCAATCCACGCTGGCACGACAGCACCGTCCGGAAAATACTGGAGAACGAGAAGTATATGGGAGACGCGCTCCTGCAAAAGACCTACACCATAGACTTTCTGAACAAGAAGCGTGGCAAGAACAACGGCACTCTGCCGCAGTACTATGTCGAGGACGACCATGAAGCGATCATCCCGAAGGAGATATTCCTGATGGTGCAGGAAGAAATCGCCAGAAGGAGCGAACAGAATACCTGTTTTGGCAGGCGGAAGAATTTCAGCGCGAATCACCCGTTCTCAAAAATCGTGTTCTGCGCTGACTGCGGTGAGGAGTTCCGCAGGATTCATTGGAACAACCGCGGCAAAAAGTCGATTGTGTGGCGATGTCTGACCAGACTAAAACAGAAGGATCAGTGCCATGCAAGGACGGTCAACGAAGAAACGCTGATAGAGGCATTCCTTGACGCACTCAACGAAATTGTCGGAAACAGCGATGACTACATGACCCGGCTGAAAGAGAACCTTGAAACAGCGATCAACGAAGTACACCCGGAAAGTGCCGCAGCACTGGCGGCGAAAATGGCAAAGCTGCAACAGGAGCTGATCGACAGAACAGAGCGCCGTGAGAACTACGATGACATCACCGAGGAGATCCCGCGCCTGCGTGAGCTGCAGGAACAGACCGCAATGGACGACACCGCAAAATCGGAACACAAGAAGCGTATCCGGGAACTGCTGAAGTTTATAGAACGGCAGAAGAGCAAGGTTTGCGTGTTTGACGGCAGTCTTGTTAAGAAGCTACTTGAAAAAGTGACTGTCCATGATGACTATCTGGAGTTCCGGTTCAAGTCCGGTGTGACGGTTAGCATTGAAAAGTGAACAGACAGAGCAAACCCCGCATCGCTGTTTTTCAGTGGTGCGGGGATTGTTTTATTATGCCTAAAGCAGAATGTTTGTCACAAATTCTCAATCCGAATCAATTACATCAACTTCGGAAAGCGAAAGTGCAAGCTCCTGCTTAACGAGTCCGAGCGTAAAACCTGATAAAAACGCTGTGCCGGCACCGGACGTGTTACTGTCTACTGCGACTTGGTAGGATTTTGAAGCTTTAACACAAGCACGAACATCATTAAAACGGAACATTCGCCCTTTAGAATCAAAACTGATAATGATATCTGTGTCTTTATTTACTTGGAAGGACGCGATTGCAGACGAAGTTCCTTTCCATAGCTCATTTCCTGTTTGAGCATCGGTAATTTTACAGGGAATACCTGAAAGAATAGGCGTATTTGAACGTGCCTTGATTGAAAATTTGATTTTAACTGTTCCATCTGTTCGCAGGGAGCTTATTGGAAATGCACAGTTCGGGCATACTGCTGCTTTATCGGAACATTGTTTTCCACATTCTGGACAAGTAATCATTGCCATAGGATACACACTCCATATTGAATTATAGCGTAGAAAGAGCTCTAATCTAACTTGCTATACAAAGTATATCATTTTTTTGTCAAGCAAATATGGCAAAGTTTTATATATTTGTGGAAATCTACAAAAAGCAAGGCGAGGTTTAGTTAGAATTACCGAGGGCTGAACTGTGATGTTTTTACGTTACTTTATTTTAGTCATCAATACCACGCACTCAACGGTATTACCTTTTTCCCACAAGAGCCGCCTTACCTCTTGACCATCCCGATATATTGGGAAATTAAACTCTATCGACTTCAAAGGCTGCTCTGACTCCCCATTTGGATATATCTGAATTTCTTTTATAAGATAAGTAATAAGGCTTTTCTTTTCCTCGTCACTTATTATATCATAGAGCTTTCCGAAATTCAGCATAAGCTTGTAAATATTGTCCAGAGTGATTGTTTCCATTTCGATAGAACTTTTTCTCAGCTTTGCATCTTCAATCCGTTCTTCCAACTCTACAATCGTATCATACAAGGCATCAAGTCTTAAAGTCATGTCGTGGATTTTCCTTTCTCTGAAACGAGCATCAATAGGCAGATTATCAATCTCTCGTTCCAGACGGGCTTTATTCAAATCTACTTCTTTCAGCTTACTCTCGTAATTGGCAAGTTCCTTATCAATAGCTGTTGTATCGGTCTGTACGCCAATACGCTTTTCAATCTCTTTTGCAAAATACTTATCGCTTACCAATTCCTTAACAGCTTCAATTACAAGTGGCTCAATATCTGTTTTTCTTAGCGATGCTTTATAATCACAATGATGTCCTCGCTCCTGCTTATTTCTACCACAAATATAATAGTAAACCTCTTTGTATGTGCCGTCTTTATTTGTCCAAGCGTGTTTGTTCGTATACATTGAACTTCCACAAAGGGGACACTTTAATATCCCCGTCAAAAGGTGTGACCTATCCTTACCGATTTTGGATGGCTGTTTAATTCCTGTTGCCATACGCTTTGCGTGAACCTTTTGCCACAATTCCTCGCTGATAATTCCTTCATGTTGTCCATCTTCCAGAATGTAATCCTCTGCATGAACCTGCTTATATTCATTTTTTGTACCTTTTACCTTTTCTCGTGTTCTTCTGCCATAAGCAATCTTTCCACAATAAACAGGATTGTCTAATATCAACCGTATAAAATGACTGCTCCAAGTTTCCAATGTGCCGTTCTGACGAGGTATCTTCTTTATACCTTGAAGATTAAGATATTTTGCTACTCCGCCAAGTCCTATATCAGAATTAGCAAATTTATCAAATATAATTCTGATTGCTTCAGCTTCCGTTTCTTCTATCAAGAGCTGATTGTCTTTCAGATAATATCCGTATGGTGCAAATCCACCATTCCACCCACCTTGTCGTGCTTTTTCTCTCCGTCCATTCATTGTCTGTTCAATGATATTTTCTCTTTCTATTTCTGCAACCGCAGACAAAACAGAGATTAAAAGTTTTCCACTTGTCTGTGACGAGTCAATTCCTTCTTCAATACAAATAAGATTTATTCCATAAGATTGTACAAACTCTAATGAATTTAGAATATCCGCTGCATTTCTTCCGAAACGGGAAAGTTTATAAACCAGAATATAGTCTATCTCCAATCCGTTTTTTATATCGGAAAGCATTTTCTTAAATGCAGGTCGTCCTTCAATAGATTTTCCTGATTTACCTGCATCCTCATAGATACCGACAATTTCCATTTCTTCTCGGTCAGCAAATCGCTTTAATCCGTTTTTTTGTCCTTCAAGGCTATATCCGTCTACCTGCATTTCGGTACTTACTCTCGGATACAGGACACATTTCTTTCCTTCTCTGTTCATCGTACCACCTCATAATTTTATAGGGAAATGTGATATGTAAGGCTGCGTAGCTTACGCAGCACAATCCAATTCTTGCAAAACTGTCTTTCCGTATTTTTCAACTATCTGCACCATAACATTGATAAATGAATTAAATACTTCGCCTTCATCTTTCATCTGTTCATTTTGCAATTCTGAATTTTGGATATAGTTTTCATTTCCCATAATGAGTACCTCCGCTATAAAACAAGCGGCTGTACTCTTAATTATAGAAATACAGCCGCATTTTTACCAATGTGCAAATTTATCGTTCTCGTCCCTTTTACACATCTGTTGCCTTCGTTTTCTCCAATGCAACACTAATGGCAAGAGCCTTATCAACCCTTGCCACTATATTGTCTGGTATCATTCCCAAATACTGCTTTAGTCGCTGCTTATCAATCGTTCTTATCTGTTCAAGCAAAATGATTGAGTTCTTATCCAAACCTTCAAAATCATTGATTAAAGTGTGTGTCGGCAATTTTGCTTTAGTGTGTATTCGGCTTGTGATGGGTGCGACAATGACCGTAGGGCTATGCTTATTGCCGACATCGTTTGAAATGATAAGTACAGGTCTTGTTCCGCCTTGCTCCGAGCCGATAACAGGATTTAGATTTGCGTAGTAAATATCTCCACGCTTGATTTTTCTTTCCATTATGTTTGACCTCCCAGATTTATTTAGGCAGGTATGTTCTGCCTATGTAGGCAGCCAAACAAAAGGAAGTATTTAAGGTCGGGAGAGTATAAACAAAATCTCTGTTCTTATGACCGCCTTTCGTTTGGCTGAATATGATAGGAGCATTTCAATTTGTCCTCGACACCCCGAAATGCTATGGGAAGTCGCCAAACGGTCAGCAGCGAACTGACACCACGGGAGTTCCACCCCAACTGTCGGTCTGACAGAGCCGCCCTCATTGCCTGCGACGGTTTTATCACGCTCGGACTGTGACTGGACGGGAGTATCATTATCCTCTTTGTGGGTTATGGCGAAATCGGGAGCTACCCGATTTTTTGAGTCGGTAAGATTGGCTCACCACCTTTCAATCGCTCGCTGCCTGTCGGCAGGTCTTGGCGTACCGCTGCACACGCTTATGCTCATCACAATCACAAAGAGAAAGTATTTGGCGAATGGGTATTCTCTTGTCAAGGAACGCCCCCCGTTTTCGCCACACAAAGGAAAACAGGGTAAGAGGTTTTTGTCCTCTCACCCTGTAGCCCGTGGGAATATTCGATTTTCCCCTCTACTCAAAAAACTTTTTTAATTTTTCTTTGAGCCTGTCCATTCGTCTGTAAACAGCTTTTTCAGTAATATTCAGACACACCGCAATTTCATGGGTTGAATATCCTTGTATCTTCATCAAAGCAATCTGCAATGTAAGCCTGTCCACCTTAATCAAAACTTGATAGAGGTGCTGATTTTCGATGCTGTCCAGAAAATCCTCAACCGTTTTCACTTCGGGTTGCGTAGTATCTTCGGCAAGTTCATCAAGATATGTACCTGTTTCCTGCACTCGCTGATAATACCGTCTGTCGGAATTAAAAATCGCCCAATCGTGAATACGAAGCTTTTCTATATCGTTCTCATTAACGCCCAAGTTTCGTAACTGTTTTTCCTCGGCTTCTTTCCAGAGCCGCCATTTCTTTTCTTCTTTGGCTTTGTTGTATGCCATATTGTT